GCAGAATGGTCCGAGTGGGATAGTTACTATGAAGAGGCAGCACCATATCATACCAATGGTTTATCTACGATTGAAAGTATTTTAAAATTCGCTGAAGTTTACTGATTATGGCTACTAAAGTAACCCAACCCTACACTGGGGAATGGTGTGTTGATTCACACGACCAAGATATAGCAGATGCGTTTCGAGATGAACTCGACCATGGCTGGTCTGCAGAGCATATTCTATCGATTCTATGCACTGAATTCTTTGATGATGAAGACCTTGAAGAGTTGACATCAATACTTAAATACAAACGATTTACATACGAGATTGAAGATGAAGATATATACCTTTAAAGACTTTCAAGTCATTGCAAATGGATGGAAGAGAAACAACTCAAATGGCCGTATCACTGAGCAGGATATTGCTATCATCACGGCATGGTACGATGTGAGTGACGATTTGTTTGCAGATATCCTTGGGTACTATAGACTTGAGTGTAACGAGCCGGACCAAAAAACCTGGAGGCATAATGTGCTTTTTAAATGAACGCAGCGGACGAATTAATTTATAATAATGACCTTCAATTACTTGGTTATATACTCGGTGAGATGGCTGATGTAGTCATGATGCTTGAGGAGAACCAAGAGATGATAAAATTATTGATGGCCCTAAATGATTTCTATGCAATCCATAAAACGAGAACTAATGACTTACTCAAACTACAAAGGAGCATTGATGATGCTCGTATCAAACACCGGAAAGTTGTTGCAGAACGCAATCAATACAAGAAAGAATTGGAAGATACATCCAAGAGGTTACAGCAAATCATGGACCGAGAACTCAATAGAGGATGATTCTAAGGGTTTTTATGACGATGATGAATATTGGTACCAATTATGGGCAGATAGTCCATCAGAAGAAGAATATGAGCCTCACACTCACAACCTTAATTACTAAACACCCTATATACTAAGTATATATAATAAACCCTTTAAGGGTTTATATATACTAAGTATACATACTAAGTATATACAAAGCAACATGGACAAAGAAAAAGTTTTAAACAGTATTAGCCAGGAAGCGCAACTTATTGCGTACTGGAAAGAATTAGTAATTGATGAAAACATTGAAGATAACCGACACCAGCGAAATGTTATGTTCCGTCACGCATTTCTCGTTTCCTGCAGAATGCATTCGGCACTTCCTATTGCTACGATATCAAGTATAATGGGCAAACATCACGCTACGCTTATTCACGCAGAGAAGAATCACGAAAGCAATCTTAGGTTCAACAAGACTTACTCATACGCTTTTAAGCGTATATCAAACACGATGGAAGAGATGTTCTTGAGTGATGTAGATGTAGATCATCAAAAAGGCCTAAAAGGAGAGAACAAGGCATTGCGTAAGCGACTCATGGAAATAACCCGGAGGAATAGAGAGTTGATCCAATCTCAAGTGAATTACGATAGCGACATTGAGGAAATGAAAAACAATATTAAAACAATGAAGGCCCTCATTAAAGATCGCGACGAAAGAATTAGAATATTAAATAAAAAGTTATCGTCAATTGCCTGGTAATATAATTTATTTAGTATATTTGATTGTTAAGCATTTATTTTTAACGGGTGTGCTATCTCATTGCACTGGGTTAAACATGGTTTGGTAAACGAGAGGGGCCGCCCGTCCCCTCGACCAAACACTAAGTAAGTATCAATTCAATTTTTATATATGAGCAATTACAAATTCAAAACCACCAACATCAAGGGTAAAGAGTATGTTGAGGTTAACGAGAGAATCAAGTTCTTCCGCCAGGAAGAGCAGTACAAGGGATGGTGTCTCTGCAGTGAGGTCATCCACTTAGACGATGCGAGTTGTGTTATCAAGGCAACTATATGTGACGAGAATGGTGTAACCAAGGCTACTGGATTTGCCCAAGAGGATAAGAGCAGTAGTTACATTAACAAGACGAGTTATGTGGAGAACTGCGAAACGAGTGCTTGGGGACGTGCGTTGGCTAATCTTGGTATTGGTATTGATACTTCGATTGCTTCTTCTAACGAGGTTGCTATCGCCATCGCCAAGCAGAACACAAAAGGAAGTGACGCTTCTGCTGCGCCTAAGAAAGTTACTGCGAAACCGGAACTGAAAGAGTTGACCGATGATATTAAAGCGAAGATGATCGATGCTGTAAAGGCTGGACGTCGTGACTCAGTTGAGAGCGCTTTAACTAAGTACAAGGTCAGCAAAGAAGTAGTTAAAGAAATCCTTGCGTAATATGAATTACAAGAAGAACATAACACTTGACACAAAGGACGGTATCACAATATCACTGGGTCATCCAGGCTCAAATGTCGTAGAGGTATTTGTATACGATGAAGAAGATAAAATGATATCAGAATTTATGTTATCTGCTGAAGTACTTGAAGACATAGGTGTTGAGATGGCTAAGTACGGAGAATTCATAAGAAAGTCAAACAATGGATGATGTAACTCGCTTCAACGACGACGAGGCTTACTATTCCGACAGAACATATCTGTCGAATAGTTCCCTTAAACTACTCAAGAAATCTCCTACTAAGTTTCACTTATGGAGAGAGGGAAAGTGGTCATGGCCAGGTGCATCATACTTTGATGTAGGCCAGGCACTACACAGCCTCTTCCTGGAGGGAAAGGATATCTCAGTAAAGTGGAACGGAACACGTCGTGGTAACGATTACAAAGAGTTTTGCGCTGAGAATGAAGGCAAGTTAATCCTACCAAACAAAGACTACGAGACGGTCCATGGTATGTACGATAAACTTCAAAAAGTGCAAGAGGTAACTGATCTAATGGGATTTGATTTCCAAGCAGAAGTTCCAGCCGTAATGGACTGGTATACCGAAACTGGGGATGTTATTAAATTGAAAGGTAAGGCGGATTCTATTGTAGTAGGAGAACGTCAAAATTACCTTGTCGATTTAAAGACTACAGCAAAGCCTTTGGACGAGTGGACACGCAACGCACGATGGATGTACGCACAGCAAGCGTATCTATACACTGAATTATTTAATCTTGACGAGTTCTACTTCCTCGTTATAGAAAAGGAATTCCCTTATGAAGTAGGCATCTATAGAGCCAGTGAAGCATTCCTGGAGATAGGTGCAAGGGAACTGGACAAATCAATAGAGTTATATCAAAGATTATTTTTAAATGGAGCATTCAGACCATACTATGCTCATGTTGGAGAACTTTAGTCAAGTAGAGCGATTCATCATTGAGACTACATGTGCAAGTGTAGGCGTCTTCGTAGAAGATGTTTTAAGCAGTAGTAAAAACCGTAAGGTAGTTATGACACGTTCTTTAATTGCCCGTCTTATGTCGGAGTTCAATTATAGCAGCGTTGAAATTGGGAAGTTATTAGGAGTGAGTCAGCGTATGGCTTACGAGTACATCCACAGCCACGACAATCGTATGGCTGATCAAATGTACGCAAGGAACTACAACCAATTAAGAGAACTGATCTCAAACCGGGCCAACGATAACTGGAGACTAAGTGATATGATGTCTTCAATTGACGGCCGAGTTTTTAGACTTGAAGAAAGAGTTAATCATCTCTCTAAAATGATTACTGAATAAGTATTTTTTTAATCCTTTAATTTTTATAACATGTCACAAGACAAAATTTTTGTAGGAAGCACTCGCGTAAAGAACGCGAAGTATGGCGAAATCATCAATATTGGTTTCAACGAGAAGGACCTAAAGGTTCTAAAGGACAATATCAATGAGCGCGGTTGGGTAAACATCAACCTAAAGTCTAAGAAGGCTGGTGGCTACTATGCAGAGTTAGAACAACCAATGGCTGCTGGAGCAACCGCAGGTTCAGCATCTAACACTCAAGACGACGACTTATTTTAGTCTAAGAGGGCAATGGAGGCATGCTGCATAAGATCCGCATTATTGTAGCAGAGCAACGGGGGTTCGATTCCCCCGGCCTTCCCTAAATTAGTTTAATATGAGAGCAATTAAGGTAATCTATGGTGCGAAGGAGAAGGCCTTCTCCTGCATCGAGAAGGCAAGAGCCTTCCGGGACAAAAAGAAAGCAAAGTATAACAACATCGTCATTCGTATTTCGGATGATGATATTAATCCAAACATCAAATGAAAGCGAAGCAGACATACACATGGGAAGCAAACGGTTATACATTTGAAATGTATGAGTTCAGCCCTATTCATTATAACTGGTGCATGTGGACCGACAATGGAGAAGGTTACGAGGTAGGTGGAGAGATCGAATTGGGTTACGAGAAAGACGGAACCGGATATGTTAACGACTTTGATGGAGCGTTTGATCTACCTAAAGAGATTAAGACATGGCTAAGATTGAAAAACATTATTGTAGACTTCTGATGAATATTAAAGAACTTATTATAGAGAACTATGCAGACTCACAAGATGTGGTGTTTGCAGATGGATTTGACGATGCTATCATTGGATTTGATCCAAATCTTTGGAAGGTAGTTTACTCCAGGAATAGATGTATCGAGATCATGCAAATAACTGGGGAAATGTCCGAGGAAGATGCTATTGATTATTTAGAGTACAACACCTTCAACACTTACATAGGTGAATCAACTCCAGTTTGGGTAGAAACATTTGATTGGTACAACGATATTGTATAATGCGTACCAAACTGGTACACAAAGTAAGGGTATAACCTCACGAGATTTGATTTTGGTAAGGCTATAACCTTACGATATGCCAAAGCATATAAAAAAAGGAAAAACCTTTAGATTGTATGCGGATACATATAACCAATAATGATACAGAACGATAGTGTTTTGTGTCTTTAATAGAACCTTTAACACCAAAGAGAGATGAAAGAGAAAAGAACACCGCAAGATTGGTACGCATACCAAACAGAACGTATTGATAGATACGAAGAGAAGTTTCATAACATCTTAGAGAACTCAGAGTTAGACTACGAGACTCGTGAGGAATTAGAGAAGTTGTTTACTTGGTATGGTAATGCTCGTGCTATGAAGTCTAAGGCTTATCAAGAAATTAAAGGAAACAAAAGAAACCTTTAATACCAAAGAAAGATGAAGATTACAACAAGAGAAATTTACTACTTGAGTGGAGTAATTGACACACTACCTTCAAAAGCACAGACATTGCTTTTAAGGTTGTTAGAACAAGTTTACGAAGAAGAAACAGAAGAAAAATGATTAGGAAGTATAAACACATACGAGAGGTTCAAAAGTACCTTGATATGTTAATGATAGACCAGGTAAATTTGACAATACAAGCAAGTAGATTTGGGTGGACAGTTGATATACAAAACCAACTAAGCAACTCCGCACTACTGATTCGTAAGTATCAAAGACGATTACGATTAATTAAGATGTAATGAAGTTTATACCTCACGAAGACAATTGGGAGCGTGAGTATTTTGATTCACTGAAGGCCCAGCGCAAAAAGAAATTAGCGAAGAAATTAAAACAGATTAATAAATGGACGAGCAAACCGAAAACGAAAAAGCAAAAGAACTCTCGCAAGGACAAATGATTTACGATGTGGGTGTTCGTTTAGCCTGGAAGAAAAAGATTGGTAGCGGATACACTAACACATACTTTGGTACCGAAGATAGACCTTTCCAGTTTGTAACAAGGGCCAGGTCAATTGATCACATAAATCGTAATCCAGAGATGATTGCTAAAATCATGTCATACGTTGGCGCAACTGGCAAAGCGGTTTATGATTTTTATGTACAAAAAGAGTTTTATAGAAAAGAAATAAGTAAGTCCTTCACACATAAAGAAGAGGACTACGCAAAAGAATTTGGAGAATGAGAAACTTTATTTTTAGAGCCGAGGATTTAAAGGACTCACTAACAGAACTGCGTGAGAACGGAGTAAAGAAAGGAGCATGGACCGGATTTGAAGGTCTTTATGATAAATATTCTATTAAGAAGGGAAGCACCACATATATATATGCTGGGGCGCACCAAGGTAAATCTCAGTTTGCCTTTGAGTTAATGATGAATCTGTCTGAGTACAGCGGATGGAAGTGGGCCGTGTATAGCCCGGAGACTGGATCTCCAACCGAAGTGTTCGCAGAACTACTTTGGGTATATCTGCGTAAGCCGTTCTTAATCAACGACAGATTTACTGCATCGGATGAAGAGGCAAAAAGGGCCGTTAAATTTATAGACGATCATTTCTACATTATTGATTCTGGACTACAAGATCTAACAGTTGAAGGTTTTTACACCTGTGTATCGGATATTGAGAGCGAAGGAGTCACTATCGATGGATGTCTTATAGACCCTTTTACAGAGATCAAGACAGATATATCTACAGGTGTTCGTGATGACATTGCTATTGGACAAGTATTAACCCGTATCCGTAAGCACTCGGCAGAGCGCGATTACCACACCATAGTTACCGTTCATACTAAACACCAGGTCGCCAAGTATAAGAGTGGAATACCTTATGTAGATAAGCCTACTATGAATGATATTGCTGGGGGTATGCAGTGGTCACGCAAGGGTATGATGGTTATAAATGTATGGAGGTGTCCATTTGGACTTGAGGATTCAAATGGTATGCCTTATGAGGCTAACCAGGTAGAGATAACTATAGTAAAGGCAAAACCAAAAATAGTCGGCAAGTTGGGTAGCGTTACCCTTTACTATGACAAGTTTATGAATAGGTACTACGAGAAGGACGCTATGGGCAATAAAGTTTTTGCTGGTCCGGACCCTAACGCCGTTAAAGAAGTAGAGTTACCAACACCATCACAAGAAGAATTAGAGTTTTAATATGAGCGAAGAAAGAAGTTGGGCAAAAGCCTATAAAAAGAGTTGGCTTGAGATGATCCGTGCCTACATAAAGTTTAACATGACTGACGAGGTTGAGGTAATAGATTATCAGACAATAAATATAAAAGGCAATGAGTTTAAGGTAGATGTAACAAACTACACTGGACATGCCGAAAGATATATATTCTTGAACCCGGCCAACGGCCGTATGGTCATCGAGAATGGTGGTCGTTCAAAAGTATACCAGTTCGAGGTTGATTTAATAGATTAATTTGTTATATTTATATCATGGATAGTGAAATTCTTATACAAGAAATATCAACGGAGGTTACTAACCTCCTCCTGGAGAAGAACGCTGCTTACGGGGACTCGGCTCTCAACCCCGTAGGCATCTTCTCTAAGGGTAACGCCGTGGAGAGTTTGTGCGCGAGAATCGACGATAAATTGATGCGTATAAAAAACAAAGGGATCAATGATCTTACGGAAGATACCGTTACTGATTTGATAGGATACTTGATCCTCCTAAAAGCCGCTATAAGACAAAATGAAATTCGTTAAGATACCAGGATTTGTAAAGGAGTATGCTCACGATATAACGCGCAGACGGGTTGCCATTAACCGCGAGCGCTACGCAGGTACCAATAAACAAAGAAAAGGAACTAAGCAATCCCTTCTCTTGGGTGAGGTTGACCGCGAGTATTACACCGAATACATGGGTATCATTGGGGAATTGTTGACAAGGTATTACTACGAAATCAGCCCGCAATACACGTCTTATACTGCGTCAACATTAATAAAGGAAGGTCGGTTAGTCAAGGACGATACCGACCTTTCTGTTGTTAAGCAAGGGCAGTCTATTAGTATCGGAATCAAGGCTGGTGAAGGATCGTTTAAATTTAATGCGAAGGCATTAGATAAAGAGCAATCAGATATTATTGTTTTCTTGATCTTTACATCTCCAGACGAATACATTGTAGATAAGTTTTCTGTTGACGAGATCCGTCAATGGGAATATAAAGAAGGTCCATACGGCGCACCATACTATGAAAAAAGAATATAGAGAGGTAACTTTTTCGTTACCAAAGCCACCAAGTCTAAACCAGTTTTATGCAGGCAAGCATTTTGCCGTAAGACAAAAATACAAAAAGGAATACAATGAACATATTAAGAAAGCCCTTACAGAATTTGATCAGTTTTATAGTGAAACTTACAAGATTGATATCGTTCACAATACTCGGTATGATTGCGATAATGTTATACTTGCTATTAAGTTTCTCGCGGATTATCTCAAGGAAAACGGGTATGCTACAGATGACACGAAGCGCTACTTTAAAGGGCTTAGTATCCGTGCTAAACACGATGACGAACTTATTGAAAAGGACACGATTCAAGTAACACTTATACTATTTGAGTATGAAGAATTATCATAATTGTACATTAACAAGACAAAAGATTGACGATATACTACGCGAAATGGCGTCGGTATTCACAAATCTAGGAACAGATTCTACGCTTGAGGAAATACAGCAAGCGTACATTAAAGAAAACGAACTCATCGATAGGATCGCGGAAATCGATCCAGAGAAGGCGAAATCTATAAGACCATATGCGAATTGATGGATCATATGAAGAGATCACAGACGCGGAAGCAGACTTCATTGTTGACCTATACACTGTCATCAAGCAACTTGTGGAGCGAGACATCGACATTACTCTTGTTCGACTGGCATATGAACTTGACATCAGCACCGCTGAACTTTCAGACTACCTGCCCACAATAGTAATCATGCTAACTAAGATTGAGGAAGAGTTTGAAATACAACAAAAGCGAGATCGAGCATGAGGCATTAGCCTCTGCCCGTCAAGGTTATATAACAGAGGAACTGGGGAAGTTTATCCTGCAAAGATCTCTTGAGATCGCAGGACACTCCTTTGTGACCAATGGCGACAACGAATTAAAGCAAGCCCTTATAGACGATGCCGTAATGAGGGTGTGCGAGAAGTTTCTGGAATACTACATGGAGGATAAGTGTGCTGCCAATCTTATTATATCAATGATATATTCCACGATGACCAACAAAATAATATCTTTGAGTTGGAGGGATGTGTACGGTCAAAAAATAAAAGGACATGTAACTATCATTGAGGATGGCCGGATCAAATCAAAACTGGTTAAATTTATCAAAGACGACTATTTAAGCGAAAAACTATGATTGAATTAATTTATAATGAGTGGCTTATTGTTTCAGCAGTAGGCTTTTTATTCGCGTATTTGTTTGTATTCGAACCATACGCATGGCTGATGGAAAGATTCTTGGCTTTTAAGCCATTTAACTGCGTTCTGTGCCTTTCTTTTTGGTCCAGCATAATCATCTTCAGTGCAATAGATTTAAACCCGTTATACGGCATCTATTCGGCTCTTATTGCTGAACTAACTTATCGCAAACTTGTTTCATGAGTGTTGTAAATTATAAAAGCGACCAAGTATTTTTGTACTGGGACGATCCAATAATTACTAACCCTAAAGATAGAGGCGATGCCGATACCAATTCCGACGAAGAATGAAACCAGAAGTGACTTCATAAATAGATGCATGAGCGACGATACAATGATTGGGGAATACCCATCATCGGACCAAAGACTCGCAGTGTGTTACAGGACTTGGAGTAGTGAGTCTAAAAAGACTAAATAACAAAGGAGGCATTAGCCTCCTTTTTTTGTACAATGTGTTGTACATGATCCAGTACATTCAACTGGTGCAATTTCGCACCAAATTACTTCACTTTTGTTCTCTTGTCTACCGTCCTTACGGCGAAGTATCCTCCGATCACGGTTATGCTTACCATTTCCCATAATCCGATCCAATGTTGATTAATATCTAAAATTCCAAAACCGTCAAAGAAGGTTGTAATTATCAAGAATACCATCACACTGGCCAGGGTTAATGGTCTAATATTTTTAGACAGCCAAGAATCAGAAGACATATCAGAAGACCATCGAGAAGAAATCTCTTGCTCAACAGCATTCCGTACAGCCTCTTTCTCTTCCGGGGTCTGCACAAAACGATCTACAGCATTAACTACTGCATCGACCGCTTCTTTTGCTCCACCGGCAAATATGTTTTTTATAGGATTACCCATTTTTATCCACTACAAGATTCACATTCTGGATTATCGATTGAGCATTGAGCATTTTCATTTTTCTTTGAAGTCTCAAGTTCATCAATAAAGTCTTGGAAGTCATTCTCGAAGCCAAAATCTGTGTCGTTCATTTATCTTAATTTTAATCTATCGTTTTCTTGACGCAAGAACTGTACCTCGGTACGCAACGCATTTACCTCGGCAGTTAATTCTAATACCTTATTGTTGCTTTCGGTAAGTAATTCTTCTAATCTATTCACTCGGCCTCTTAGATCGTCTCGATACATTGTCTCGTCTGTTCTCTCGTCTTTTTCTTTTATCGACTTTACTTTTAGTCTCTGCTCATAATATCTCCATGCCCCCGCTGAGGTTGCGGCCGTTACGATAGTGATCAGTATTGTAATTATATTGCTATCCATTCTTGTAGTGGTATTCTCTTGTCACTCTTATTAAATTCCAAAGCGTAAAAATAAGTATCAAAAACCAGCCTAATTGACTTCCTTTCATCATTCCCGCCATGATATAATTTACAACAGTCGCAGATGAAACAACCATAGCAATAGTGCAGGCTAATCTGCGGCACCAAATATCCTTTGTTCCAACGGAATATAACTGAAAAAGCCCTGCCAATACAGCAACGACTTGTATAAACCACATGTGTCCAATTTCTAAAATCGCAAACGGAAGTATAAATGCATGTAATATGCCTATCAAGATTTCATTCGGTTCGCTATCGCTCCATAGGAACAGTTCTTTTAAGTTCTTTAAAACGTCTTTCATTACATGTGCTTATACTTGGTATACCCGTTGTCTTTATATGCTCTTAAAACCTCTCTACGGTTGTTTTCAGACTTATATGAAACATGTACCCATGCAGGTTCGTTATCATTTCCAAATTCCCAGATCAATTGATCAAAGTCTAAATGCTCTTTTATGAAGTAAAAGATTTCTTTATTTGTTACGCCACCAAAGATGTCTGCATCAATATCTACTGCTTCTCCTTTGGAATGCTGCGATCTTGATGATCCACCGATTAAATCGTTTAATGCCATGCTTCGGTAGCCCGACGATATACCTATAGGCATCCCAAAATGCTCTC